TTCTTCTTCTGGTTCAGTTACTTTTTCTTCTTCTTCTTCAGAAGTTTTCTTTACTGGTTCTTCAACTTCCTTTTTAAGCAAATCTTCTTTTACTGGTTCATCTGGAGCATTAAGAACATCCAGAATATCATCACGACTTAATTCAGGATTGAGTTCCGACATTTTTCTTCACCTGTGCCAACATAGGCTTTTGTTGTTTAGGCTTCTCTTGATTAGGCTGAGCCATCGCCTGCATATACTGAACATGCCTTTGTAAGTGTAGAAGAATATTTCTATAGCCAGTTGGATTTTCTATTTTAAGCAATCTCCCTTCAGATGAAACTAGGAAAGATTTAGCAATCTCAATATGAATTGGATGATGATCAACAAGAGGCTCAATGTCTACAGAAGGTACTTCCTGTTGCATCGTTCCTTGTGGGCTCTGAATTGGAATTACTGTTGGTTCAGACTCAAGAAGAATACGAATTTCTTCATATTGCTTCTGCCTATCTGATTCACCAGGAATTACAAATTCATCGAGACCGAGTGCGCGCGAAATTAATGGAATATTTTCAGGTGAGGTTAATGCATCCATTACTTCAGGATTAGATCCCTGAAGAAGTTGCATCATAACTTCTCTCTGTTGAGTCCAATTGATTGGTAAGTTTTCATTAGCTTCTAATTCTACGGAACCAATTTTGCCTTGAAGTTCCGCTCTACGAATAAAGGTGTTAATAAAATTACCATTTGGGGATTTCTCAACAAATCTTTCATCATCAACCACAGTTTTAATGTACGATGGAATAACTTTAGAGAATATGTTTTTCCACCAATAAGTAAGAACCTTCCAAGGCGTTTGAAGGCGTTGTAAAGCCTGTGCGCGCGACATCGAATATTGAGCAGCAGTTTTACCACCTGAAGATTGCGCGCCACCAAATAAACTAGGTAATGCACCTGATACAAGTTGTGCTGCTTCATTTATACGTGTTGCAAATGGTTGTACTTCTGCGCTAAGTGACGCGGTGCGTACTTCATAAAAACTTTCACCAAGAGATTTTCCAGTAGGAGTTTTAGCAGGAAATATCATTCCTGGTGTAGCTTCAGTTTGTCTATACTGATCAAAATTAAGCGTTACTGGATCAGCAAAAGTTTGTGGTATACCATGTTCAATAGTTTGAAGAACTAAGTTGTTTAAGTCATTAGTAATATCCTGTACCGAAACTAGAAGCAATCCAAGAGGATCATGTTGTAAATAATCTGATAATGGATTATAAGTTAAAGTCCAAGAATCATCTAATGCTTCATTTTCAGAATCAGCAAATTGATCATTAACGAGAACTACTTTCGCGCCATTCGGAAATAATTTCTTCAAATCATCTACATCATCCTCATTCGGCAATACATGGAATGAACTAGGTCGTAACCAGCAATTACGGACCGTAACTGTATTAAGAGGATATTCTCCTGCATACTGTGTGGAAAGTCTACCCCATCTTTCATAAGGATCGTACATTCCACCAGAAGTAATCTTACCTAAATTACCACCAATATTATCTTTAAGCTCGGGATATCTTTCAAGTACATTTGAGTAATGAGTTTCATAAGCCCAAATTAAATAAGGTGTATCAGATTGACGTTGCGCGTAATTAGCTACTTTAACAAATAATCCACCATAAACTTCAATGCATTGTCTAGTTTTAGGTTTAGAAGTTACTCCAGTTAATTTAGTTACTAATATTTTTTCCTTTACAATTTGCGGTTCAACTTGAGCTAAACAGTTAGGGCAAAGTAATTTATTTTCATTCTGGACCAAATTTTGAAGATTCATATCTTCATCATCTGGTGCATATTCATCTTGTTGCTCATCAGCATTTGGTCCTAACTTAGAACCACATACACCGCAATAAGGAACATCTATTTCGCGTTCTTCGTCCTTATATTGCTTTTCTTCCACAGTTCCATAAGATTTATCTTCCTTTGCATAATTATAAGCTGCTATCATTCCTTCCGTACAGAAAATGAATAGCGCGTGAACCCAGAGAAGTGGTGCATCATTATGTTTGAAAACTAACTTAGCAATTCTATCTCCTGCTTTTGCTGTTTCCAAGTCAAGATTATTTTCAGCATCATCTGGAAAACACTTAATTGGTGGAACTGTAACTGAAAGAGCTGCTATGATAGATTCAAGATAGGCGCGAAAAATATTGATTGGCTTATCATAAGCAGCAGCATCATTTGATTGAGAACTAGATTCAAAATCTGCAATACGCCAATCATGCGCGACTTCACTCCACCAAACTCTTTGAAATCCATTCCAATAATACTTAAGCTTCTTCCATGTACGAATTTGACGTTCGCGCACAGCTCGATCTTCTTGATCGAAATGATCGCAGACTTGCTTAAGAAGCTTCTTTTGTTTCTCAGTCAGTTTCATTAGAAACTCTTAGTTGGCATCAATGATCTGAGTTTAGCCTTCTTTTTCTCGAAACGTGGTGTGCCTTTAGCAATTCCGCGAGACATCATTTTTTCGCGAAATCTATTTCTCATTTGCTCCGGCTGCATACCAGCTCTCATTCTATTGCCCATTTGATTAGCCATTTGCTCACCTACATATTTAAGCCCCGGCATCTAACACCTCCTTCTCTAATTCCTCAATTGGTTTTCTATCACGAAGAATTTGTGCGCGTTTTCTATCTTCAGCTTCTAGCATGTTTTGTCTAACAGACCAAGGAATATTCTTCGGCTTTATTTCAACGGGCATTTCTAAGGGAATAGAAACATTTTCATTAGGTTTGTTCAAATCAAGAATCCATTGAAGTAGTTGTTTGTTCTCATACTTCTCTGTTTCAAGAAGTTGTTTGAGAACTTCACAATTTTTACAGCCACAAAGCCCACAATGAGGATTAAATAAATGATGAAGCCAATCAATGAGCACGATGATATCTCCTAATCGGATTAGTATTCTGCTCTCGTTCAAGGTGACGCGCATTTCTATAAAAACTAGTCCAATCCTGTGTTTCTGCTAATTTCTTAGTAAGATATTCACGTTGTTGCAGTTTCAACGATTCATCCGTAGCTTCACCAAAAAAGCGATCAGCAGTATCAACAAGATAACGAATTCCATCATAAGGGTCATCACCAGGAAATTCAGCTACATCCTGTGGATTAGTTTTGTCATAAATACAAGCATGAATTGCTTCAATCAATTTTGGACAGGTATTGAATATTTGTAACTTAGGTAAATTAGTTTCCGGTTCAGGAGCAACGAAAGATTGAAGATACTCATTGTAAGCATCTAACCCCTTATTGCGTAACAACCATTCAGATAAGTCCTGATTAAATGATCCACGCTCTACATTGTGCTGATATTTAGGTTTCCACCTTAAATATTCATGGAGCAGCATTTTACCAGCAACCCTACTACCTGGTTGATTACTTGTCAACTGAACCGGAAAATCAATAGCGGCACTAATTTGTTGCTGAATAGTATGCTCCTGTCCTCTATCTTGTCCTGCGGATTTACAAAGTTTTACAAGACGAATACTTTCCATGTGAATATATGGTTTAATTTCTGCGCACCATTCTTCGATTCGAACTTTTTGATACCATTGTTCCCTATAAATATAGAGACGTTTCTCTGGAGAAATAGCACCATATCCTATCCAAGTCATAGCTGGTGGTGCATATCCCCAATCCATAGAAACTATTTTAGGCCACCAACTAGGAATATCAAATGAATCAACTACATGAATAGCATTATCCGGTTCATCAGGATACTTCTTATCACGAAATTCATCAAATACCTGACCAAGATAAGCATCCCAGGAACCATACTTCTTCGCTTCGAGTTCCGCTTTAGGTAAGGCTTCTAATGATTGTGCATATGCAGGATCGATGTTAGGATTATCCGCTAAAGTGGAATGAATATAAATACGTTTATTACCACCTTTACCTACTAGAATTTTGCTACCTTTTGGTGCAAAATCAACAAATCTCTTTTTAGTCCATCCATGTCCTACACCACCAGGCATACCAGCTGCGCGTATAATAGCTGGAAGTAATGGGTCAGAAGTACGAACGCGCGTAAATCCAATGTATAAATAAATATACTCAGTAAACGAAGTTAGCTCATCAGGAGTATAAAGGTTTATTTCCATTGAATCGTATTGATGAACATCATCTTCATTTTCACAGTGACCTAAATGAATAACTGCGCCATTCGGTCTAAATCCTGAACCAAACTGATCTTCTCTAGGAAATGTCCAGCTCATTTCCTGTTTATTAAATAAAGCACCAAACTTCAAGTAAAATTCTCTACTACGTGGTACAATTTCATTTCTTAATTCTGGATAAGTCCTACGTTGAAATACCTGCTTAAATTTAGGATTATTATGCCATCCGTGAATCAATGGATAAACAAGCAATACTTCACTTTTCCCAGAACCCGCACCGCCTCCATAGAAACCTTCTTTTATAGAAGTAGGAAGTGACAAGAATATAGATTGCTTCTTGTTTGGCTTCCACTGGTTTTCAACAAAAGGCATGGCTATGAAGGATCTTTAACTGAATTTAAGATATCAACAATACCATCAGCAATTTTCTGACAACCAAGATTAAACTTAGCCTGATCATCAATCTTCTTGCCAATCATCATATCAGACTTCATAATGATTTGCGCGACTAATGGAGTCGCGGCTTGTAGCTTTTGATTACCAGGAAGTTGTAGAGTAGCCCCAACAGCTTCTATGGTCACTACAATATCAGCTACTTGATTCAAACTATCAGTAATAGTAGTAATAACGCCAGCCCTATCAGGTGCAATAGTCTTAATGACAGGACCAAATCCTGTAGCAATCTTAGAAGCTTCTATAATAATCTTACCAACTGTCTTCAACCACATAACTAAACTCCTGGCTTAACAAATTTCTTGTATGCAACTTCCTGCATCATGTACTGCTTCGCGTACTCACCAATAGAATAAAGAATTCCTGAAACAGTTAATCCAGTAATCATTAAAGTTCCAGCCTGGGGATCAAATTGGGAATGAATACCTATCGTAGATGCCAATGCAACTGCACGCGCAATCCAACGATTAGCTACTTCAGTAGCGGTGTTAATAGGCAACCAAGATACTTGTTTAGCTAATTGAATACCTTTAGCAGACATCCAAGCAACAACCGCAGACCAAATAAGCTCTTGTTCACCCATTATCCTTCTCCATAAGCAGTAAGTGGAACAACCTTCTGAATGTAGTGACGTAATTCGCTCTTAAACTGATCTGTTTCGCGCAAAAATGCAGCGTATTCAAAT